TATCAAGATTGATGTCAAGACCAGTAAAGCAAAATATTTATTATTTAATACCATGAACAGTTTTAAAGCGGATTTTGCGATCTTTGCCAAGTATCTGAATGATTACCAGATCGAGCTTGTTGGCATGGTCAGCAGACAAGAGTTTACGCAAAAGTGTGAAATACGGGATTTTGGCTATGGCGAGAAGTATGTCATGCACCCAGATAAGCTAACGGATGTCAGAGAAATGTTATGAATTACGCCACAAAAGCAGAATTGATTGAGTTTGAGCAAACAGTAGCGCAGCATTGGGAAGCAGGGGATTTGCCCTTTTTGATTCACTTATCAGGTGGCAATGAGGATTTTTTGATTGACCTATTTAATGAGGAGATTAAAGATGGAGATTGGATTTTTAGCACTCACCGCAATCATCATCATGCTCTTTTATCTGGAATTCCCAGAAATGAGCTTCTTGGAAAGATTCTTGCTGGCAACTCTATGTTCGTGTTTGATAGCAATCGTCATTTTTATACTTCAAGTGTGTTGGCTGGCACTTGTGCTTTGGCAGCAGGGGTAGCCTATGCCTTAAAAGAACAAGGTAGCGAGAACTGGGTGTATTGCTTTGTAGGTGATGGCGCTCAAGAGCAAGGGCATTTTTACGAAGCTGTGATGTTTGTCGAAGGACACGATCTTCCTTGTATGTTTGTGATTGAAGATAATGACCGCAGCGTGGACAGCAGCCTAGAGGATCGAAATCCGACCAAATGGCGTTTTGAAGATCCATCTTGCGTAATGCGTGATAAATATATTCCCACCTACCCTCATGCTGGCAATGGCACTAAAAAGCACATCATTTTTAAGGGTGTGAAATGAACTACAAAGAAGAATTGATTAAAGCCAATACTCACTTAGCTACCAATCCTAAAACTCGCTTTATTGGCTATGGCTTGCAAAAAGGTCGGGCAATGGGTACTTTGGTCAATGTGCCAGACAATCAGATCATTGAGATGCCAGTAGCAGAGAACTTAATGATGGGCGTGGCTACAGGGATGGCATTAGCGGGTTTAGCGCCTGTGGTATTCATTGAGCGTATGGACTTCATCTTGAACGCTATGGATGCCCTGGTGAACCATTTAGACAAGGCATACGATCTGTCAGACGGGGAGTTCGATCCTAAAGTCATTATTCGCTGCGTAGTGGGTAATCAGAACAAACCCCTTTATACGGGTGCTACTCATATACAAGACTTCTCGGATTCATTACAGTTAATGCTCAAAATGCCTGTTTTTTCAATCAAAGATGTTGAAAATGTCAGCCGTTATTACAACATAGCCAATGCAGTCAATGGTTCTTGCATATTGGTTGAATATAAGGATTTAGTATGAAAAGCAATAAATACAGCGATTACAAAATCTTTCATTTTCCAGAAAAGCTCAATTCTTTTGTGGCGGGGGAGGTCAAAGCACCTCTATATGTGCGTATCAAGCCAATTAACCTTTGCAATCATGGTTGCTTCTTTTGTGTGTACTCGACAGGGTTTCGGGTAAAAGATGGCGGGGATGAGGAGCACATCATTAGCGGGATGCACGAGGACATGAAAGAAGATGACACCATTCCTAAAGAAAAGATGCTTGAAATTCTCAATGATCTAGCCAAGATGGGCACGAAAGCAGTCACCTGGTCAGGCGGTGGAGAACCTTTAATGCACCCCGACATTATTGAATTTATGCGCTTGACCTTAGACCTAAATATGGATCTATCCATTATTACGAATGGTCAAAATTTAGCCAAGGAAAGAGCTGAGGTGCTTAAAGATGCTAAGTGGGTAAGGGTGAGCATGGACTACACCACGCCAGAGGAAATGAAGCGTTTTAGAAATGTGCCAGAAAAGAGCTTTGTATCTGTTATTAACAATATTGCTAATTTCGCTAAGATCAAGAAGGCAGATTGTGATCTGGCTGTGAATTATATTGTGCACCGCAACAATTACAAAAACTTGGGGGTGTTTACCCAATTATTAAAAGATAGCGGAGTAGAAAATGTGCGTTACAGCCCGATGTATGTGCCTGATTTTTACAATTACCACGAACTGATCCAAAAAGAAGTTAATGAGCAATTACAAAAAGTTCAAACATTGTGCGATGACAAGTTTACGGTGAACAGCACCTATAACATCACTCCTGGCAGCAGTCATTCCCATACTCGAAGCTATAACAGGTGCTTCATTATGCAAACCGTACCCGTCATCGGTGCAGACCTCAATGTATATGCCTGTCACAACAAAGCCTACGATAAGACAGGTTGCATAGGATCTCTCAAGGACACGAGCTTTCCTGATCTTTGGTTTAGCGCTGCTACCAAGGAATATATGACTAAGTTCAATGCTAAAACAACCTGTATGCACGAGTGTTCTAACGACAGAAAGAACATTTTGATTAACGAAGTAGTCCAAGCTAGTACCGATAACTTTATTTAAGGAAAATTATGGCAACGAAGAAGAAAAAAGCAGAAGATAAAGATCCAATAACACCTAAATTATTTATTGCTACTCCTATGTATGGCGGGATGTGTGCTGGTTATTACACCCAATCGGTATTGCAATTAAACAATGCCTTTTCTGGGCGTGGAATTGCTGCCCAATACAGTTTTATGTTTAATGAGAGCTTGATTACTAGGGCTAGAAACGCTTTAACCCATACTTTCTTGCAAGGGGATTGCACACACCTGATGTTTATTGATGCTGACATTCGGTTTAACCCAGAAGATATAGTCAAAATGATAGATGCCGATAAAGACATTATCTGTGGCATTTATCCTAAAAAAGAGATTAACTGGAATACTGTTAAACAAGCAATAGATCGCCAAACACCGATTGAGCAGCTTAAACAACATACAGGCAGCTTTGTAGTAAACCTGGTGGGTTATGCAGGGGAAGTGACTGTGCCTGTCAATGAACCTGTTGAGATTTTTAATGGTGGCACAGGCTTTATGTTGATTAAACGCAAAGTGTTTACTAAGCTATCTAAATTAGTGCCTGAATACACTAATGATGTGGGTGATCTATCTGGTCAACTTAAAACCGCAGCTAAGATTAAAGAGTTTTTTGCTACTTCGATTGAACCTGAAACCAACCGCTTGTTATCTGAGGACTATCATTTTTGCCGTATCTGGCGGATGGCAGGTGGCAAAGTTTACGCAGCTCCTTGGGCATATTTAGGACACATGGGTAGCTATATCTTTGAGGGTGGGTTAACTCCAGCACCTTAACAAGTTAACGGCAGTTAAGCCGACATTCAAGGATGCAACAAGTGGGATTTTTTTCGGCTTTCCACCCCACAGATAACAGTTGCTAAATTGATGCCGTTCCTAAAATTGTATTAGGGTAAACACCTATTGATTAGTATGATTAGTTGTGTTATAATGATTATGTAGATGGGAAATCATCTACTGTTCTTTAACCTAACTATGGAGTATCAAATGAAAACACTACCGAAGGTTGGTGAGATTGTTGTTGTCAATGATTTATCAGACGCAACCATGTGGCGAGTAGTAGAGCTGCAAGGCAAGTTTGGTGTCGGGCTAATTGATTCAGGCATAGAAAATTGTGTACCTGAACAAAAAGTTCAATGGATGGACAAAAGTTATTTAAGTTATCCAACCAAAAAACAACAGCGTTATCAAGAAGCTGTTAAGAGGTGCAAAGAAATGGATCAATGGGCAAAAAGTTTTGGAACTGAAATTTTAAAGTAAGATTAACCCACCCTACGGGGTGGGTTTTTTATCGTCTGCTTTTTTTCTTGGCTGTTCTCTTTGACTTTCGAAACGCTGATGCCGTTGGAGCACCTTTTGATCCTACTTTTCTCATCTTCTCGCCTGATCCTTTACGGATGCGTTCTCTCTTTTTATGAATATTGGCATAAAGTCCAGCTTTCATCTGCAACCCCACCTTCTTCTAGCAGCTTTACCTCGTTCACCCTTCCAACTTTTAGACCTAGCACAAAATGATTTATGCCGAGGTCCTGATTTTGTTGGCGCTTTTAATTTGCTTCCTGTTGCTCGGTTGTATTTCTTTCTTCCTTTGGATGTTAATCCACCGCCAGCAGAAACCGAGAGTTTTTCGCCACGACCAACGGAAAGGTTAGTGCTTTTAGGCATTATTGGGGAGCGTTACCACCAACAGGATAGATTGCGCCAGCAGGAGCTTGCGTAAAACCAGTTTGACCTTGTTTTACATGGCTATTAGTCCAAGGTGATTCCATAATTGGACCATAACAACTAGCCAGCTTTACGCCATTGACTTTAGTAGCTTGAATCTCACAAGGAAAACTCCACATATTGCTCATGCCTGTGGTTGGCGTGTCACCAATAGTAAAAGACCTAAATGTAGCAGTTACCGTATTCCAACTAGGAGCTTGTGGATAGCTTGTAACGGGAGGTACGCCAAATAATGACCAGACCTTGCCTTTAGGCGCATCACATGAGCCATTCATTAAATCAAGGTTGGCAATAGCTTGACCAGTTAAAATTGGGCATACCGCCATACCTTCCTTAAACACTTTGCCATTGATGGTCATAGTTTTGCCTGTGGGCGTGGTAGGACTAGCAGCGCATAGGGCATATTCCCCGTTGCAAATAGATAAAGTGTGAGCTTGGGCGCTTACAGTCAATAACGCCAACAACAAAAAAGTAATCTTACGCATAGCTTTTTGTTCCTTGCTTATCAATAATTAAGGCTTGTTGACGAGGTTTATCTTCTGGATGACTAGGTACTGAAATGTGTGTCCAGCGATCAAACTCCCGAATAACTTGATCGTATCCTATTCCAGCAGAAATGACAGCTTTAACTACTTCATCAGGTGTCATGCCAGGCACACGAATATCAGCAGCACAACCAATACGATGTTGGCTAGTATCTTTAGATCCAACGGCATCATTGACTAGCTTGCAACGAAAAGCAGAGTTGACCATAATTGGTTTGCCACCTAGTACAGCTTTAACTTGTTCTAAAAATGATGCTAGACGGGTTAAATTAGCCATCTCATCGGTGTTTGGCGTATTGTCAAACTGCCGATGATCGGTATGAGTAAGTTCTTCAAGGGTAAAGTGTTCACTTAGCTGCGTCATCTTTTTTGGCTTTCATATCCATAATTTTTTCTAGTGTACGACCACCAAAATAAAATGACATTATGAGCATACCCCATTGACCTAACAGTTCTACATACTTTGTGTTGGTATCCATATTAAATGCAGACATAAACGCAAATATAAAGTAACCAATTAAAATAGCAATTAAAGTCATAGGGCGAATGTTTTTAGAAAGCCAACTATCACTAAGCATATCCGCTTGTGCTCGTTTAGTAAGCTCTTGGGCTTCGTTAATATCAGCTTGAATATCAGCAAGTTTGCCGTCTTGGGCTAATTTAGCCAGTTCTAGCTGGGCTTGGGCTTTTTGTGCTGGATCAGGAATTAACTTGTCAACAAGTTTCATTCCTACGCCAATAATGTCATCTATTCCAAACATTATCGACCTACCGTAGTTTTGTTTTCACCTTTGCGAACAGTAATTTTTTCGCCTTCAACCTCTACAGACATGGGATCTCGGTCAGCCATACCGTCTAAACGAGAAATTAACTCTTTCATAATTTCAAATTCAGGTTTTTCTTGTTTTGGATTAGCACCAGCCACGCCATTTAACATAGATATAAGAGCCGTAAGTGATGCGCCTAACAAACCCATAACAGCAGCCATTTTGCCTTCATCTAGCACAATAGAAGCACCTACACCCATAGCCACAATAATTGTGATGTAGATCAGCCCATGTTTACCAATCGCCTTACCAGCAACTTCTTTTGCGGTTTCAATGTAGGTTGGTTCAGACATTACAGACCTTCTCCTGGGGTGACATACACATTGGCTGTGCCCGTTGCAGTCAAAAAGGTTATAAACACATTTCCAGTTGAATTTGGACCAGTTAGCACAATGTCAGAACCAGGTCGAATCGGTATGCCATAGTTGCCTGAAGCAGCATTAGGCACAGCAGCAGCGTTGCCAGATGTAGGAGAAATCCTGACATAGACAGGTTGACCAGTAGAAGCTACTTCATGGTTTACAAACAAATATTGGCTTACAGGGCTATCAGCAGTAACAGTAACCGTTTGGTTGGTCGAATTACCGACCAAGACAAAGGTTTTCCCCATTGGTTGAAAAGCAGTTATGGTTGACATTAGCAGATGTCCTTGCCACCAGCGTTGCCAGGCTTAGTTGTAGCAGAATTTTTGGTGTTTTTATTACCG